TCATCTACTCGCCTAAAAACAAGAATAAGATTAAAAAACTATCGGCGCAATCACGCAATAAAGACGGCTATAACATCGAGGTTGGCTGTATTGATGAAGTGCATGAAATGACGGATTCGAAGGTTTATGACGCTATTAAGCAAAGTCAATCAACGAAGAAAGAACCGCTCATTTTCATCATCACAACTGAGGGAACTACAATTGGCGGCTTTCTTGATAAAAAGTTAGATTACGCTCGCAAGATGATTAAAGGCGAAATTAAGGATATTAGAATCTTGCCCTGGCTCTATACGCAAGATAGTGTCGAAGAAGTATTCGATGACCCTTCCTCATGGCAAAAAAGCAATCCGTCGCTCGGTAAGATTAAACTTGTCTCCTATCTTGAAGACATCATGAACAAGGCTAAAAATGATCTCTCAACAAGAGTTACGATGCTTTGTAAAGACTTTAATATTAAGCAAGCTGATAGCGGTTCGTGGCTTACTTATGGTGACCTTAATAATGAGGAAACCTATAACCTTAATGATTTAAAAGAAAGTTATGCTATTGGCGGTGTCGATTTATCATCTACAACTGATTTAACGGTAGCGTTATTACTAGTAATAAAAGATGAAAAAAAGTATGTCATTCCGCATTTCTTTATGCCTAGCGATGTGCTTCGTCAACGAGTAGCGGAGGATAATGTCCCTTATGATATTTGGCATAAGCAAGGACTTATTACTTTAACGGAAGGTAGTCAAAACGATTTTTCTTTTGTAACGAGGTGGTTTATTAATATGATTCAAACTTATCAAATTAGACCACTTTGGATTGGTTTTGATCCATGGAACTCACAGTACTGGATTAAAGAGATGGAGGAGTCAGGTTTCACTATGGAAAAGGTGCGACAAGGCGTTTACTCGCTTTCTGAACCAATGAAACAACTTGAAGCCGATTTAAAGAATAAAGTTGTGAACTATAACAATAACCCGATTATGAAATGGTGCTTAAGTAATACACAAGCCAAGGTTGATGTTAATGGTAATATTCAGCCTTCTAAACTTGATTCAAAGTTACGAAGAATTGACGGAACGGTCGCTTTAATTATTGCTTACGCTGTGTTAAACAGATACAAAAACGACTATGAAAACATGATAAGTTAGGAGGCTTTATGGGATTATTTAAAAGAAAGAAGAAGACCGTTCAGCCTATCAACTATGATACGAAAGTCTTCCAATCGACATTGAACATTTTTAGTGATTTTGGAAACAACATAAACGCTAGCGATGTGGTGAAGATTTGCATTGACCGCATTGCGACACACGCGGCTAAACTCAAACCGCGTTATGTAAAAAATCTTGATAACTCTTCGGTTGTCGAGAAAAAAGGGACATTAGCGTTTCTTTTAAAGTATGCGCCTAACCCTTTAATGACACCTTACGATTTTATTTATCGGGTGGTGACATTACTTTACTTAAATAATAACGCTTTTATTTATCCGCTCTATGATGAAAACACCTATGAATTAAAAGAGTTATGGCCAATTAAACCAAATGCCGTTGAAGCACTCAAAGATAATAGCGGTGCGTTATTTCTTCGCTTTTCTTTCGTTGATGGGAATAAATACACTTTGCCTTACGAATCAATTATTCATTTACGGAGATTTTACGGCGTTAATGATATCTTTGGCGGAAGCGGCGCAATTTCAGACCATTCCGCAATCCTTAAAACAATCAAAATTAATGATTCAGTCTTACAGGGAATTGATAACGCTATTCGTAGTAGTTTTCAGATTAAAGGGCTCCTTAAAATCAATGCCATGCTTTCTGAAAAAGATAAGAAGGCACAAAAGGAAGAATTTGATAGGGCATTAAAAGAAGCCTCGACTAGTGGTAATTCTGCCATTGTTCCTGTGGATCTTAAAAGTGATTATGTTCCTTTAAGCGTTGACCCAAAACTAGTTAGCAGCGAAACACTAACTTTTCTCCAAAAGAAAATCATCACCTATTTTGGTGTAAGTGAAGCAATCTACGATAACAAGTATACGGAAGATGAATATAACGCTTTCTATGAAGGAACGATTGAAGGGATTGCGATTGCGCTATCGGAAACTTTTTCAAGAGCTCTCCTTACAAGAAATAACTTAGAAAATGGAGAGCAAATTATCTTTTATTCCGAGCGTCTACAATACGCATCGTGGAACACCAAAGTAAGTGCGATTGAGAAATTAATGGGGCTAGGAATATTATCACTTAATGAATCAAGAAGTTTATTAGGCTTAGAGCCTATTGAAGGTGGCGACAAGCGTCTCCAGTCATTAAATTATGTTGACGCGGATAGCGCTAATAAATACCAAGTAGGCGAAGAGCCTAAGGAGGAAGAAGATGATAAAGAATAAAGAAGTGCGATTTCTAAATATTGAAACAAGAAATGAAGATGAAAAAGAAAGCATGGTTATTGAAGGTTACGCAATTGTCTTTAACCAGGAAACTTTAATTGGTGATGCAGAATATGGTTTTATTGAAATCATCGACAAAAACGCACTAAATGGCGCAAATTTAAAAGATGTGCCACTTAAATATAACCATACTGATAACCGCCTAATCTTAGCTCGTACTCGTAACGGTTCACTTACCTTTACGATTGATGATTATGGCTTAAAAATTAGAGCGGATTTAATTGACACCCAGTCAAATCGAGATGTGTATAAATCGATTGTCGCTGGATTATTAGACAAGATGTCGTTTGCTTTTACTGTAAAAAGTCAAAGCTGGGATAGAAGTGGGGACATACCAAAGAGAGTCATTACCGAGATTGATCGTCTCTATGATGTCTCCGTGGTAGACCTACCTGCATATGAAGGAACTTCTATTGAAGCACTCGCACGTTCCTTAGAAATTGCGGACGCAGAACTAAGGGCATTGGATAATGTTAAAACCGAGCAACTTAAAGAAGTAATTCGCAAACGACTTAAATTAAAAACGAATATTTAGGAGGAATTCAGATGAATTTAGAAATTCGTAAAAAAGAAATTGCTGAACGCTTAAATGAAATTCGGGCGTTAGCAGAAAAAGAAGACAACCTCTCCGTATTAGAAAAACTCGAAAAAGAAACTGATGCGCTCCAAGAAGAACGAAACTTAATCGATAAGAAATTATCAATGAAGCGTAAATTCGATAGTGCTGCGATGTTTCAAATTCGTAGTGATGCTGAAGCAATCGAAAATATGGAGAAACGTGGCAAGGACTTAAAAGAAGGACGCACAGTGACTGTCACTTCAAGTAATGTCTTACTTCCTTCGCACACTAATGCTGAAATCGGTGCATACCCTTTCCGCGATGTATCCACACTCGTTGATAAAGTAAGAATCGTTAACTTAGAGGGTGGTGAGACTTATAAAAAGTCCTTCGTAAAATCAACAGGTATGGCAGGACTTACTGCTGAAGGTGATCCTTACACTACCGCTGAACCGACATTCGGTTATGCGACGATTACGAAAGTAAAAGTGACAGCTTATGCTGAAATTACGGAAGAATTAGAAAAACTTCCAGCCTTACCTTACTCACAAGAAGTGTTAAGAGGAATCAATATTGCGCTCCGCAAAAAGATTTCACAACAAATTTTACGGGGTGCAGGCTCCACGAATACCTTCAAAGGTATCTTTGCTAATAATGTTGAAGCACTTGCCGATAACACCGATATCGAAATTAGCACAATCGATGACACGACACTTGATGAAATCATTTATGCCTATGGTGGCGATGAAGAAGTTGAGGGTGGAGCAGCGTTAATTTTAAGTAAGAACGACTTACGGGCATTTGCTAACCTTCGGACAACGGAAGGGCGTAAAGTTCATATTGTCGATTATAGTGCATCAACGATTGATGGCATTCCTTATGTCATTAATAGTAACTGTGGGTCTGTCGTTGATCCAAATACTGAGGCTGGTACTTACTGTATGGCTTATGGGGCATTAACAAATTACGAAGTCCCAGTTTTCTCGCCAGTTGAAATTGCTAAATCAACGGATTACAAATTCAAAGACGGGATTATCAGTTACAAAGCATCCGTCTTTACTGGCGGTAATGTTGTCGGCTATAAAGGTTTCTTACGCATTAAGAAAAAAGCCGCCACTGTTGGTGGATAAGATTTCCCCATCAACATTAAATTAAGGTCGAAACACGTAGGTCTGACGTCTCGTACTACATGACCTATCGTTGAAGCGGGTAGGGTTAATATCTAAAAAATAGGGAGGATATTGTGATGAGTGAAAACATGCTGGAGATAGTAAAAAAGGCTTTGCTAATCCCTGTAACCGAAAACTATGCCGATGAGGAATTGTTAATTCATATCGCCTCGTGCCGCCAGTTGCTGATAACGACTGGAGTTCCTCGTGAAGTCGCTGAATCTAATAGTGACCCATTGGTAAAAGCTCTTATTATCATATTTGTGAAGACTAACTTTGGCTTCAAAAGCGATGGTACGGTGAGAGAGTTGCCTAAGAGCTTTGATGTCTTACTCAGACAGTTATGCCTCGTGCCTCTAGCCTCTGAGGTTCATGGCGCTCCTCATGAGTGATAATCCTCGGATTTCCTTATGATTTCGTATCCTAATTCCTACAATACTTCTTTCATCCTATTCCGTGTTAAAACAGCTGTCGATAAACTTGGCAACAAGTCTTGGCGGTTGGTCGGCTCCAAGGAGGTGGGTGGAGTAATCAGCTCCATCTCCTCCAAGGAATATTATTCATCGATTCAAACAAAAGTTTTATTCGATTTTAAGGTAAGTATTCAGTCTTTTATTTATGACGGGAGCAAGTATGCTTACTTTCCCTACTACGGCAAAATCTATGAAATCAAAAGAATATATCTAAACGGACAATATATCGAACTTTATATGGCGGAAACACCACTTAAATGGGAGGAAATTATAAACGATGGAAATTGATAAAATGCCAGAAGCATTAAAGGAAAATATCCAAGAATACTCCGAAAATGTCATAAAACAAATTCATATAAGTCTTGATAAAACGGCTGATAAAATTATCGATTACATTCGTTCTAATGTTCCGCGCAGTGGTGGTCCTAATGCACTTGCCGATTCCTTTGTTAAAAAGGCATATGGCGAAGGAGCAAATCGTATGATTGTCATTTATTCAAAAACGAAAAGTGGACTCGTGCATTTAGTCGAGTTCGGTTTTAAGCATCGAAGCGGAAAAATAGTGGCAGCACGACCGTATTTAAGACCATCTTTCGAATCGCTTAGTCCCTTAATGCTTGAAGAAATTCGGCAAATTATAAAAGAGGGAGGTTAATGCGTGTATTTAGAAAAATTACGAAATACGCTCTTAAGCGTTGTCCCGAAAGTGTTCTACGCTACTAATGAGTACGATAATGAAGATAATGCTGAACCACCCTTTATCGTCTTTCAAGAAATTAGTAAAAGAGCTTCAGTATTCGCGGAAGATAAACCAGTGTTCTATATGAGCACTATTCAAATTACGCTTGTTACTAAGAAGAAGGATCCTGCGCTAGAAACTAAACTAAAGACGACCCTTCTTAAAAATGGCTATACGCCACAAAACCTATCCGAGTTTAGAAATGAGGATGGTTCAATTAATAAAATCTATGAAGTTAGATTGGAGGAAATTTAAACATGGCTAATAATAAAATTACTTACGGTTTACGTAATGTCCACTATTCAATTGCGACACAAGCAAGTAACGGAACATGGAGTTTTGCGACACCAGTAGCCTTACCAGGCGCTCAAGAATTCACAAGTGATATTGTTGGTGGTTCAACAGCGGTTTATGCTGACGACATTGTTATTGCAAACTTAGTGCAAAACGCAGGGAGAACTTTAACGCTTAAACTTACTGAAATTACAGAAGAGTTTAAAACGGATGTACTTGGGTATAAAAGGCTTGCTAACGGCAATCTTGTCGAAGTAGCAAATGCTAAACCAGTCACCTTTGCACTCGGGCTAGAATTCCAGGGTGATGCTAAAGCACGAAGAGCATGGTTCTATTTGTGTAATGTAACACCCATTAGTGAAGCGACAAAGTCAAAAACGGACTCTGCAGAAGCAAATGCTGTGACACTTAATATTACCGCTCGCCCAATTGAAGTCGGGGATCATTTAGTTACTAATAGTGTTGCTGCGCTTGGTGATAGTAACTATGCAAACTTCCTAACACTAGCGCCGACATTACCGGTTATTCCAGGAGAATAGACTATGGAGAAAGTAGTTACCCTTGGAGGGAAGGAGTTAAAACTTGCTTCCTCGCTTTTTACGATTATTTCTTATCGGCAAGTATTCGGCACAGAGCTTTTCACCGATATCAACACGCTTGATAAAGCCTTACAAAAGAATAAAGATGATGTTGGAAAATTCATCGATATTTTATTTCGAATTGTCTACATCTTACATAAACCTTTTACGAGTGATACCTATGACAAGTTTATGCAGGGGTTTGATTTTGCGGTTTTAAATAGAACTGAGGAATTAAATAATCTAGCAAATGTTATTGCGGAGTTACTCGGTTCAGTAAACAGTAAACAAGCGGGCAAAGTATCCCCGCGATAGTGTGCCAGGTTATCATAGTTTCACGGCAAATATCATTTATAACTTGGCGCAATTAGGAATTCCAATCCGTGATAGTGAGTTTTTTGACATTCAAACTTACCTCGAAATCGTCGAAATCCACAAGAATGTCTATGCAGGTGAGACACCTAGTCGACAAGCAACACAAGCGGATATCGATACATTTTTAGGTTAGGGGGAGTATAAAAATATGGCTGAAACAGTAAAAGGAATGAATATTAAGTTAGGTCTTGACACTACTGAACTTGAAGCCAATATTAAATCACTAAATGCTGGCCTTAAAGAACAGCAAAGAGACCTAGCAGTTATTAATAAAAACTTAAGGTATGATGCTGGGAATCTTGATTTATGGAAACAAAAGCAAGATAAACTAAATCAGACTCTAACCTTAACGAAACAAAAGTTAGAAGAACAAAATAAGCAATTAGAGAAGGCTAAAAAGGCTGTCGAAATCGGCGCCATGAGCGAGAAAGAGTTTAATAAACTTAACCGCTCAATAAAGTATACCGAGGCTGAAGTCGCAAACTTAAATTCGCAACTTGAAAAAACGGAAAGCAAGATTAAAAGTCTCTCTAGTATCAACACTGCTGCTATCGGTAAAATCGGTTCAGCATTAACTAAATACGTTACTGCTCCCGCTATTGCGGCTGGCTCGGCTTTGTCCGCTCTAGCACTTAGCACAGCAAAGACAGTTGATGATATTGCCGATACTGCCAAAAAACTAGGACTTTCAGTTGAAGCATTACAAGAGTGGCAATACACAGCTAAACTATTAGGCTCAACCACGATTGCAATGGATAAAGCCTTTATTAAGGTTAATACAATCCTCGGTAATATTGCTTCGGGGAATGCGGATAGAGCAAGAGAAGCACTCGCCCTTATCGGGTTAACGGTTGATGATATTGCTGGGCTTAATACGGAAGAGGCTTTTGAAGTTATTCGTAATGCACTAGCAAGCGTTGAGGATCAAGCAACGAGGACGGCAGCCGCGAATGCTTTCTTTGGCGAAAATATTGGTTCAGAGTTAGCGCCAGTATTAGAAGCGTCCGCTACTGAAATTAGTAAGTGGAAAGAAGAAGCAAGAGAGTTAGGAATTGTTACGAGTGAAGACGCTGAGATTGCTGGCTCTTTTAATGATGCGCTCGATTCACTAGCGTTAGCCACTAGGTCGCTAGCGATGAGTTTTGCAACACTCTTACTACCCGTCCTAGAAAAGATAGTGGTAGCATTACGAGATAAACTTATCCCGAGTGTACAAAAAGTACTTGATTGGTGGAAAAGTTTAAATAGTAGCGTTAAAGTTATAATTGGAGTAGTCGCGGGATTTCTAATTGCTCTTGGTCCTTCACTTGTTGTATTTTCAAAACTTGTCCCAATATTGACGAGTGTTAAAACGGCATTTACAGCAGTAAGTGGTGCGGTTAAGGTGGCAGGACTAGCGGTTAAATTTTCAACACTTGGATGGGCGGCGCTTATTGCAGTAATCGCTGTAGTATTACTACAAAATGAAAAGTTCCGTGCTTTATTAAAACGGCTAATTGACATCGTTGGTGATTTACTTAAAAGGGTGGCTGGGTTTGCCTCGACTTTAGTTCAGTCACTCATGCCCGTTATCGTAGCTGTTATGAGTGTTATTAACACCTTAATTGATGTAGTCGTTTCTTTACTTGATGACGTTCTTGATTTAGTTATAGATATTATCGACGTAATCATTAATTTAATTGAAGCACTAATTCCTGTTATTACGAAAATCATCAATATGGTTGTAGGGCTTTTAATACCAATCATTAACGCAGTACTCGTCTTACTAAATCCAATCGTCAAAATAATCAAAATACTAATTGGCTTAATTGTTAAAATCGCTCAAGTAGCGTTTACACTCATTAATTCGGTTATTGGTCCGCTTATTAAAGTGATTACAGTAGTAGCAGATATTCTTAATATCATTATTAAACTCGTTGTTTCATTACTTGATATTGCAGTCCAAATCTTAAACCCTATTTTACAAATAATCGTAGCGCTCCTTATCCCGATTATTGAAGTCATCAGTGTCATCATCGAGGTTATTAGCGTTTTAATGGTTTTACTTGAGCCACTTATAAATGTGCTACTTGCACCACTTTTAGTCATGCTAGAAGTAATTTTTACGATAATAGAGGCACTGACGCCAGTTTTACTTGTCCTTTCTAATGTAATAAAGGCTGTCATCGTTCCGGTACTTGAGATACTTTTTGTTATCCTTGAGCCGATTCTAGCGGTGCTAACGGAGATTATTGATGGTGTTAAATGGCTACTTGATAAGGCTAGCGGAGTGTTTAACTGGTTTGCTGAACTCTTTAATGGCGAAGCATTCACGGATACAAATGCGGTCAAGAATAATAGTGTCACTAATAATAAAGTAGAAAACAAGACTACGACAAATAACGTCACAATTAATACAACAGGCGACGTCGATATCGATTCGATTAATGCCGCTTTAGGAGGTGCTTACTAATGCGCAAACTATATTTAGTTAACGAAGTAGGCACCACCTACTATTTGGATTATCGAAACAATACACTGATTGAATCGCTTGATGGTTTTGGATTTGATTTTAATATCGAATACCAGGATTTTGCCGACAAATTCGTCGAAAACAAGAGAAAAGTCCAGCAAAGAATAATTAATGTTACACTCCTTTTTCTTGAAGGATATGAAGGCTTTACGATTTGGCGAGAATTTATCACTAACACTAAAAAAATGCGCCTTTACTATTATGCCGATGGTCTTAAATATTGCTATGTCAATGTTAAATCAACATCGAAAAGTCAGCTCGAATCTTTCATCATTAGAAGCAGTGTCAGTATCGAATGCTTATCGCTATGGCTAGTTGATAAAACGGAAGTGATTAATGTTGTCGAATCTAATGAAGGGAAAATTTATCCCTATAATTACGCTTATATCTACTCAGTATCTTATAACGGTTCCGTAACGCTTAATAATGAATGCGTTAAAAGTGTTCCACTTAAAATCAAAATTACGGGAAACTTATTAAATCCCCGAGTAATAATTCGCCAAAATGGAATTGAAGTAAGTAAACTTCGCTTGCTACTTGACGAAAGAGATGAACCAGTAATTGAAGTATCTAGTGACCCTACTAATCAATATATAAAAAGAATTGTGGACGGAGTAGAAACTGACATATATGAATATCAAGATTTCTCCTATGACAATTTTCTTTTTCTCCCACCTGGTATTAGCGAAGTTTTCTTTGATCCAGGAGTGATGGAACCTAGTACTTGTGAGATTAGTTTTAGCGAAGAGTATATCGCTCACTAAGAGGAGTCTGTATGCAAATTATCTTTTTAAGTGAAAGGACACTTGCGGTATTAGGGTATGGCTACGCTAGTGATGATTTCGAGATTATTCTTGATTCATTAGTTCCGCAACAATCTTTCTTCCATGTAAATTTAAACAGTATTAGTGCGAGTGTCGGTGATTACCTTACTGTTCGCAAGAAGAACTATTTCTATATTGGTATCATTACGGCTATCGAAAAGATTGAGGACAACTATATAAAAGTTACTACGAAAGATTTCTTCTCTAAATTTGATGTTGAAGTGCCAGTTAATTCCTACACCGGTAACATCTCGCAATTTATTGTTAATTTAATTCGAGCACACTTCGTTTATAGTAGTGACCCCAAGCAAAATCTTAGCTACCTACAAACGCAAATCATGATTAATAAGACGGGTACACTTAATTATGAGCCCGATAAAAAAGTAAATATTCTAAAACTTGTTGCCGAGTTTTCAAAAACTTATGGATTGCGACTTGGCTATGAATTAGTTATTACAAATGGGCAAATCACGAATATTAAAATATTAGTCTTAGCAATTACAAAAGGTTTGATTATTAAGAGTAATCTAGGCGCTATCACTAACTTAAATATTGCGGACTCTAACACTAACGCACTAAATAAAATTATCTTTTATCCAAAAGCTGACAACGTCACCTATCAAAACATTATTACTTACTATCTTTTAAATGACGGTACGATTAGTAACTACACAAACTCGCCTAAAAGAATACCGATAGTTAGTTTTAAATGTGAGTTTTATAGTGATAAAGATTATACCTCGCTATCAACGAAGGCAACTTCCGCGCTTATTGATTCTTCACTAGAGCATAATATAACTTTTGATTTCTCATTTTTAACGAATCGAATTACCGATTTAACTGACTTAAGTGTTGGTACTTTTGTTAACTTCATCACTCCGCATAAGACTTATGAAACGCTCGTAACAAAGATGGTGTATAAGGGGACATTTAATAAAGCGACAATCACGCTTGGTGAACAACGCATCTCTTTAACAGATAAACTCAAATTACTAAATAGAAGGGGGATTTAAAAATGGCCTTAGTAAAAATTACCTTTGACTCAGCTTCAGTGTCAGCAAAGCAAGACGCTGATTGTAATCATTTTCTTGCCTCAAATCAAAACGGTCGAATAATCGGCTTAGGTGGGAATGTTGCTGTTACAACGAGTAATAACTACATCATTCTTTCAAGTGGGTATGTCCAAGTTTATGGACGAAGAGTGTATGTAGAAGCAAACACAAAAATTGCTGTGGCACTTACTGGTAGTGCTTATGGCTACGTATTTATTAAATTTGACCTCGGGAATAATGAGGTCTCACTTGAAAAGAAAGAAGCGCCAAGTTCCTATCCTTCGCTTATTCAAGAAAATTTACAATTTGGTGGACTGATTTATGAATTACCAGTTGCTCGTTACACAAAAACAGCGTCCTCGTTAAATCTAGACTATTACTATGATCCACCCGAAATTGTTAATGCTGACACACTGGCAGAAGCCCGTGTTGTTGCGCTCGACTTAGCAGTCAAAAATAGATATGGTCCTGTATGGCAAATGAATTATAGTTCGGTAAGCGGAAAGTTCTTTACTTATGACAATATTAAAACAAGTAATGCTAGTAATGGTTTCGGTAATGTTAATGTCGCAGGGTGGAATGTTGTTTTTTCAACAGCGGCCGCTTCGGGCAGTGGGGCAATCTATCAATATAAGTTCAATGGCACTTGGTATGATGTCGCAATTCAATTAAAAGATACTGGGCTTGTTGTGGAACCAGCCTTAGCATCGCACGCTCCAGGAAGAGTTTATGTTGCCCGTTAGTATCTATGGTAAAAAGGTACTCGCCATTTATCGGTGTGGGTCAGTTTTACATGGTGTTGAAAAAGATGACAGTGACCGTGACTTTATCGTCATTCTTAAAAACTATAATGATGTAAGACTTTGTAAAGTAGATAACGCCGACTATTTCCTTTTTGGTGTAAATAAATTTAAGCAAGCAGTTAATTTCGATAGACGCATTGCCGATTACTATTTAATCTGGCTTGATAATACTTTAATTGCGAAAGAAAACACATTATTCGTCGATGAGAGTTTTAAAGAAGAGTACTACGCTTTAATTAATATTGATTGGAAGAAGTACTTTAAGGTGTGGCTACGCATTAACTACGAATACTTTTCAGCGTGTTTTGATGGACACATCAATGAAAAAACACTCTATAACCTTTATCGTTTGCGCTCCTTATTAGTTCATTATGAGAACACAAGGAAATTTGAATATTACTTAAGTGCTGAAGATAAAGCGCTAATTATTGATTATAAAAATAAAAAGGAAAATTTAGAAAAACACTATGCCAACTTTAAAACAATTTTCGCCTTTATTAAAAAAGTGCTCGATAAGGAGGAACGCTAATGGAAGAAATATCTAATGTTCTAGCAGTCATCAGTGTACTTGGTACGCTTTCATCTATCTTTTTTGCAGTTTTAGCTTTTAGGCGTAATGATCGTGGTGACCAGAAGCAAATCGGGAAAAAAGAAGGAGAAGTCATCTCTGATATTCGCCACATTAAGTCTTCAGTTGACCGTGTCGAAAAAACGCTCGACAAACTCGAGGAGCGGTATAACGATTTAGATGGGCGTCTTATTAAAGTCGAAACTGATACCGCTAATTTAGCCGAAAAATTGATCATCGTGTACGCACCAAAGCACGATACGTAAAAGGAGGTTCTTAATTTATGGATCAAATTCTAATTAATATCATTTCAGTCATTGTTACGGCAGTAGTTATTCCGATAATTAGTCTGCTCGGCACAAAACTCATTCAGTGGATTGGGACTAAAACGAACAATGAAAAAGCAACGAAAATATTAAGTGATGCAACAACTATTGTCTTAAATTCAGTAAAAACGGTGTTTCAGACATAACTTCCATTCATCAATCATTTCAGCTAATTGGAAATAATATTTTTTTGTTAATTTTATTAATCTTACATTCATTTTATCCCCTCCTTCTAATCAGTTAATTTTAATTTATCTATTTACACATATTCCATCAAAAATTACTTTTTTTACCATTTTATAGAGAAAAACGCCTTGACTATATAATCAAGGCGTATTTTTTTAGCTGGATTGAGACACAAATTTTTGTGATATTTCGTACCCATATTGATCTTGAGCCTTAAAAGAATTCCCTCTCAACATCTTTTCAGCCAGTTCCTTAACAATTTACATCGCGACAATGATTTCGCTACTTTCTTGCTCATCATATTTATTTTTATCATAGCAAATTCTTCTCTTACGGCCCTAGATACCTCGACAATCACCACACTTTAGTTTTGAAATAAATGGGTTAAATCCACAAAACTTACTGCCAACTTTCTGCGTTCTATTAATTACTTTTTTCACCATTCCCAAATGACGGATACGATGATGGAAGCATAATAATTTTCTAAAGAACTTGTATAAAAAAGTTAAAGTATAAGATTCATATTTGAATCACGAACTGTAATGTAATTAAATCTTCAAAATCGAATTTTATGATTTTGTGTATCTTTGGATAAATAGGTTGTCATCTAGCTGACAAATACTAATGCTTTCTTTTAGTTCTTTATTAGCTATATCAAAAAAAGTTTGGGCGATTAGTTCTTTTCTTTCCAAAGGAAAACTTTCCCATGACGTAATACCAAACAAGTGCCTTACATCAAACTGGGTCCCCTTTTTCATAAGAGTAATAATTGGTGAAACCCACCCCAATAAAGAGTTCCTATCCTTACTATCCATTTAGTTTCTCCTCCAACTTATTTAAATGTTCTAAAATAAAAGATCTTTCTCCCGTTAGTTTCTCGACCATTCGTTCGTTTTCACGACATTTCCTTGATAATTCAAGTAATATTTCTTTTAAATGACTTATTTTTGCATTTAAATTACCCCACCAGGGATTGTTTTCTAAAAAGCAAGTTATAAAATTTGCATAGGAATCTGCAAATCCATTGAAATTATTTATTTGCTCATTTAACAATTTAGCATCCTCTTTGAGCTCTTTTAAGTGTTGTAATAATCTAGGTTTGAACGTTTTTTGATCAATGATTCTCGTTAGAGAGAATATTTCAAACCATTTCTTATTCAGTTTTAAGCTCTTCATTAACGGTTGGTCAATATTTGCATACCGACCCTCCGATTTTTCTTTGATAATTATTTCCATCGGCGACGGAAGCTCTAAAGCTGTGCCGTCTTTATTTAAATCGCTTTTTCCAAATCTTGTTAAAAGTGATTCTCTTATCGTTGCTAAACTCCAAGCATTACTATTGCTATCACTTCCATAACCATCAATGTCAAATAGTTGGTCCTTAATTGGGGCAAAGATTTGCTCATTAGAATTTACAAGCTTCTTAAATTGCTCAATATTCTTGTCAAAGTCTTCGTTCAAATCAAAGCCTTTATCTACTTTTTTAGTTTCAAAATCAAATATGTTTTTGAAAAGTTCAAAATATTTCTTCACGAAATGATACTGCTGCCATTCAACTGACTTAGTCACTTTTTTTTCCTCTTGCTTATACTTAGATAAGATTAGTTCATATTCGCTTTTCGTCTTTGTCAATAATTTTTCATGTTCAGGTAAGTATTCATGATTTTGAATAATTAATTTTTTTGCACTATCCCTTATTGCGGTGATATATTGTGTTGCGTCAAACAATTCTTTCAAAGAACCAATATTCTCCACTAATTCTAAGGCCAAATATACACGTTCATTTCTAAACTTCATCAATTCAAAACCTGTTTTCCTGTAGATCAATAGTTCAAAATTTTTATTTTTATCGAGATTTAAAATGCTTTTAATAATCTGAGCCGATTCTTTTGTAAATTCATCGTCATCTAGTTCATTAAACTCTGTATTTTTTAAAAGAAGCATCATTATCGCATAACTAAATCTTTGTTTTTCTTTTTCATCAGTGATAATGTTGGGATGTTTAAATACTTGTTCATCCGGTTCGCTCTTTATAATTGTACTTTCTTGTTTTTCAGATTTCTTGCGTGCCATAAATTGGTTAACTAATTTATTTAATGCATCTTGATTAATAATCTCATTATTGACATTATTAATGTAATGTTCATAATCATAAATGATTGCTCGTCCAGATAAACCTAAATATGAATCTATTTTTTTTATATCAACTAAATAAAATAGATTCGTTTCTAAAATTTTACCTATTAATTTTTTTAAATCATCCAGCGAGGAGATTATGTGTCTATATATAAAGGAGTGTCTCCCCCTTTTTTTAAAATCATTAATCTCCTTGACTACAAAGTTAAAACACTTTTCCCAACTATTGTGTTCCGATGGGTATTCATCAGTACAAAGAAATATCTTAGATGCATTAACATAATTAAAATAGACGATACTTGAATAAGCAAGAATAGGAACATTATTGAAAAATAAAGTGTTGTAGAAATAAGACGCTCGACCATATCCAAAATTTGTAGAGACTTTAAACTTTAGCTCATGATCAATCTCAAAGTTCCTAGCGTAAAAACCTCTTACTTTATGTGAAACTGCCAGCATTTTCTGAGAAAGCGCCTTTTTCGTTGCTTCCTTGTATAGATAATTATTAAATGTTAAATAAAGTTTGTCTAATAAGTCACCAATTGTATAAGTAAAGCTTTTATTAAAAATATAGAAATGACCCGCACTTTCTTCTTGTGGAATTTTCATGAAAAGAGTATCTAAACCAATGGTAATATCTTCACCATAAGGACTATTTGGATATCTTAACACTACTTCTTCATGAAAATATTTTCTATGTTCACGCTTTAATTTTTCAACAAAATCAAATCCTTTGTCGCGAAAATATTTCCAAGTTAAGTAATATTTCCAATTTTTATCTTTTTTATTTTTATTTTTATATTCTATTTTCAATCTTTTGTATTCTTTATGTAAAAAAAGAGGATTTTTATCAAAATCAATGTATTCTATTGCTAATTTATTACCGTTTTTAACAATACCAATCAACGTATTTTCATTTATTCTTCTTTTCATATTTTATTTTTCCTCAATGTTTTATATTAAAGATGCATTCCTATTAAAACACATCTTAATGTGTCAATTTTAATAAAATTATACCATCAATTGATTCCATCGCCTCTAACGTTTTTGTCTATTTTTGTAAATTCACTAAACACCACATTGACAGCTAGAGGAAATTCATCATGGCAGTTCTTAATTATTGTGTTCAAAAATCCACTTTTATTTTTTAGTTCATGATCGTCATTAAAACTTACCATACCGAGTTCGATAATTTCGTTCGCGTAAAGACTTAAATTAATATGCTGACGATTATCAGTGTTAAAGATGGCGAAAAGTTCATTATTCATGGACACTAACCTGCACATCTTCAATTTCATTCACGACAATAATTGCAGTGGGAACACTGTTACGGGAGGTATGGATTGAGACACTACTAAGGAGTGGACTCGCTCCTTCAGACTTTTCAAGATCTTTCTTGGCAACCAACGCGTAGATT